GCAATATATTTGTTGCCTGAATTATAATATATGTTATGACCTAAATAAGTTGATGGAGATGAATATAAAGAACTTAAAGAACCTACTTGTAATACTTTAAATGTACTCCACGCACTTGGTGTTACTCCTAAACCTAAATTGCCTGAAGCGTCATTAATTAAATTACTATTCCCTATTGTACTTGTACCTGTAAACTTAGGAAGGTAGTTAGTTGTTCCTGTGCCTGTAACAGGGTTAGTTAAAGCATTCTGTTTGCTATTAAATGTTGTCCAATCTGCACTACTTAATGCACCTCTGTTTGTGGCAGATGCTGTTGGTAAATTGAAAGTGTGAGTGCTCGTTGCTGATGATATTGCAAAATCAGTTCCTGCTGTACCCACTGCAAATGTCTGTGTTGCTGCAGTCAATCCATTAAGTGATGTAATGGCAGCACTTATATATGTAGGAGTAAAAAATTCATAAGCAGTGTTACCTGCATTTCTCCTTAAAAGTTGACTTGCTGTTCCTGCAACAGCAGTTACAGCAGAGGTGGCATTACCAATTAACACACCCGTAAGTGTTGTTGCTCCCGTACCGCCTCTACCAACGGCTAATGAACCTGTCCACCCAACAGTAATTGATGCAGCACGAAGTAAAGCTGTTGCAGCTGTACCACCAAGTGTTAAGGTGACATTTGTATCGTCAGTCTTTGTTAATGCTGCTCCTGTTATATCAGAACCTGCAATAGTAGCCCAAGATGGAGCTGCTGATACTGTACCCGTACCTGTCTGAGATAAAAATTGCTTTGCAGTTGTAATGTTTCCTGCAAGTCTTGTAGCAGCACCGGCAGCAACACCATATATGACATCACCAAGCGTTGTCATTGGATTGGCAAACCCAACGTAGTTTGGTATATTAAGCGTTGCACCAACTAAAGTTGCAGCACCTGAAGTTCCTGTTGTTGTTAGTGTAATAGCATTCTGCTTACTATTGAATGTAGTCCAATCAGCACTACTCAATGCACCTCTGTTTGTAGCTGATGCTGTAGGTACGTTTAATGTTATAACAGGTGTTGTTGTTCCTGTTGCTACTGTTGAACTTAAATCTGTTCCTGTAGTTCCTAAAGTTAAAGCTGCAACAGAAGTAACTGTACCCACGCTGAATGTTCTGTTTGCACTTAAATCTTGGGCAGTACCGTTAATCGTTATTGTTCTTGTTGTAGGTACACCACCTAATCCGCTTAGTGTGTATGTAGGAACATTAAGAGTAGCCCCCACTAAAGTAGACGAACCACTTGCACCCGTTGTAGTTAGTGTTATTGCATTTTGCTTACTATTAAATGTTGTCCAATCCGTACTACTCAATGCACCTCTGTTAGTTGCAGATGCCGTTGGTATATTTAAAGTTATTACAGGAGTAGTTGTGCCGTTTGCAACAGTTGAACTTATATCCGTTCCCGTTGTACCTATCGTTAAAGCTGCAACACTTGTTACCGTTCCTACACTCCATGTCCTATTAGCAGACAAATCATAAGATGTACCGTTAATGGTTAATGTCGTAGTTGCAGAAGCGCCTCCAAGGCCATTAAGTGTATATGTTGGAACATTAAGAGTTGAGCCAACTAATGTTGAAGAGCCACTTGCACCTGTTGTAGTTAAACTAAGTGTATTTTGTTTATTGTTAAAAGTTGTCCAATCGGTACTACTCAAATAACCATTTGTACTGCCACTTGATTGTGATATTGAGATTGTATTCCCACTAACAGAAATAGGTGCAGTACCAAAATACACACCAGAACCAATCTGTGAGAATGAAATATATGTTGTTCCTATTGTAATAGGAGTAGAAGCAGGATTACAATGCCATTGGGTATTTGATAAAGTAGAACCACTACTTATACTCAATGTCGCTTCAGATAGTTCTGATGATGCATTGGCATCCGCAGACCTTGTAAGTATAAATGGACTTGAGCCATCTCCTGCTTGTGTAACTACATAAATACCGTTATTAGGGGTTAGTGTACTTGTTTCATTTTTTACTAAAACCCTATTTCCTGCAACCAGTGCAACTCCATCTGTAGTTGCTGAAGGTATTGCACCATTAACTGAGCCAGTCAATATTTGACCAGAACCAGTTACCGCATAAGAAGGTAAGGCAGCAACAGTACCTGCATTTGCAGATTGTTTCCAGTCAATACCATTAGCCAAGTTGTCTACATAATCCTTTGTGGCTGCACCAAGCCCGCTAACAGGGTCTGCATTTAATATTAGATATCCCGTCATTGTATCGCCCGCCTTGTTAACAGGAGTGTATCCAAGAACAGTGGGAATAGTTGCACTCTTCCATAGGCTTAATGTAGTATCACGGTAAAGCACACCATTATTTACATAAGGGGCTGGAGCTACGTCATGTAATTCTTCAAGCTCATAACCATTATCTATCTTAACGTATATCTTACCGTTATTAGCATGTGCATATTCTACATATCCAATAATAACAGTATGCTGAGGTGCTACTGGCTTTATATTTGTAATTGCTCCGGGCGTTGTTGGACTTAGGTAAAGAATAGTTCCATCAACCCAAGTTTCACCCTGAAGGCTACCTGTTGTATTTATATCTGTAATAGCTCCAATATTCACAATAAACCCTTCCTGATTAGTTGATATGTTTTCACATACTAATCCAAGGGTAGACGCACTATTTGCGTCATTATTTGCTTGAGCTAAAGAAACAGCAAGTCTTTGTCCTTGCGCTCCTGCCACTTTTACTACCTTATAATCTGCTCTAAGCAAGTTAGTGGCTGTACTATTTCTTACTCTTGCAATAACACTCTGCCCAATAGGAACACTATACGTATTGCCCTTGACAGACAGGCGAACTGTGCCATCCGTATTATCCCACCACATTACTCCTTCAGCAGAAGGAATGTTACTGCTTGATGGATTATATCTAACAAAGTCAGTAATCAAACCATAGGTTCCGAGGTCAACATCTTGTGTTGCGCCCGTATACGGAACGTATCCTGTTAATGCTGAACCATAGTTAGGTATATTTAATGTATTCCCAATAAGAGTAGATACACCACTTGTCCCTGTTGTAGTTAATGTTATTGTACCTTGCTTATTATTAAAAGTATTCCAGTCCGTAGAGCTTAAATATCCGTCTGTTGTAGTCGTAGACTGTGTTATTCCTATAGTTCCGCTGCCCGTTATCGTACCTCCAGTTATTGGGCCGCTTGTAGCAATACTTGTAACCGTTCCTACAGACCAGCTCCTATTTGCTGATAAATCATAAGAAGTGCCATTGATGGTAAGTGTTCTTGACGTAGGAACATATCCAGAAAGGTCTGGAGAGTATATTGGTATGTTTAATGTGTTCCCTATAAACGTAGCAGCCCCACTACTTCCTGTAGTAGTTAGAGTTATTGCTCCTTGTTTTGAATTAAAAACAGACCAGTCTGAGCTTGACAGAGCACCTCTGTTTGAAGCAGAAGCTGTTGGTATATTCAGTGTTATTGCTGGAGTAGTAGTAGCGTTTGCTACAGAGCTATTTATATCTGTTCCTGTAGTTCCAGTAGCAAAGCTGACAGACGTAACAGTTCCAAGAGGATTTGCTGCCCATGACAATATATTACCATCAGTAGTTAAGAACTTCCCAGCATTTCCTGTTTGTGTTGGAAAATTAGATACCCAAGTATATGCGTCATCCCAGTTGCTCTGCTTAACATTTGTTGGCAAAGAGTATCCAGATGCGAATGATAACGCCAAAGTTCCTGCTCCCGTAACAGGATTTCCGCCTACAGAAAATCCAGTAGGAACAGACATGTCTACAGAAGTTACTGTGCCAACGCTCCACGACCTATTAGCAGATAGGTCATATGTTGTTCCATTAATAGTTATTGTCCTTGATGTAGGCACATAGCCAGAAAGGTCTGGAGTATATATAGGAATATTTAATGTTCCTCCAATAAGTGTTGCGGCGCCAGAAGTTCCTGTTGTGGTAAGCGTTATGGCCGCTTGCTTTGAATTAAAAACGCTCCAGTCTGTAGCGCTTAAATACCCATCGGTAGACGAACTTGCTTGGCTTATTCCTATTGTTCCAGAGCCAGTTATAGTACCCCCTGTTAAAGGCCCAGATGTAGACACACTTGTTACAGTACCTACACTCCACGACCTATTCGCTGACAAATCATAGGTAGTTCCATTTATAGTAAGAGTCCTTGAAGATGGAACAGACCCATTTGTATCCATAATTCTTTCCCACCTACCAGTAGCAACTCCTGTAACTTGCAGATAATCCACTCCGTCATCAGCCGTAGTGCTTGACGGATTCCACCAGAATACACCTCCGCTATTATCGCCCTCTGAACTTAGTCCAGTAGCATAGAATAGAGTACTTATATTCTTATTCTGATTTCTTAAGTCAGTTACAAGAGGTATACTTTGTATTACCATGTTAGATATATATGATGGTCAAAACCTGATTCAAATTAAGATTCGCACTAAATGTTATTGTTCCTGTAGCACTATTGAATGAGTATGTAACTGGTGTTCCAATAGTCTGTAAAACAACATTATCAAGTACAACTATTATAGTTCTGTTTGCCAGAACAAGATTAGTATACAAGTTTGTGTTTGGCGGCATAGGACTTCCTATTACGCCAACGGTAAATGTTATTGTGCCAGCCGCACCTGCTGTTGCTGTAGGTATTACAGGAGTTCCAATGACAAGGCCAGATGCTCCGCTATTGGCAACGCCTACTGCTGTAAGTAGCCATTTGCCAAATAAAGCATACATGTAGTTTCCAACCTTATCATATCCCTCAGTACCAACGAGATATGGCTGACCCCATTTCATTGTTTCGTTAACCATATACAGCAATCTCGTCTTCTTCCTCTCGTCAATCCAGCTGTAATACCTCTGTTTCTGATAGTCGTTCATGGACAGATATACGGATATATCAGCCCATTTTATATAGTCTGTTATGGTAGAGTTAGATAACATTAGAATCTAAGTGATGATTGATTAATAATAGCTTTTGCTCTCCTAAGTGCATTGTCTGCACTTATCTGGTCTCCGTAAGTAGCCGCTACTATGGCAGCATCCTTTTCTGTCTGAAGCTCACTCCAGCTATCGTAAAACGTAAGGTCATCTATCCTTGCTGGGTTGGTAGCCGCAATCTGTGCTACATTATATAGCGCAGTATTGGTATAGCAAGTAAGTGCTGCAACACTCTCCTTAGAGTATATACTTCCGCCTTGAGGTGCTGAAGAGTTCAGCTCCATAACTATCCTTAGTCCGTAATCTTGGTCTATGCCAGTTATTGTAATCTGGTCTGTAGGATATGACGCAAAGCTAAAGTCTACGTAGTTATTCGGAGAGTTTGCTGGGAACTTGATAGTTGTTCCGTCTGCCTTATACAGGTATAACCTTCTATACGTAAACGTATTCTTAGCCTCTGAGGCGTATGACGAGGTGTCGGTAATTACAAACTGGGTACAATCAATACCCTGCGCTACCGTATAATTTGCTACAAAAGCCATAGTCTATGTTTTTACAAATATAAGATTTTTGCAGCTATTATCTGCCCATCTTCATAGAGCCTCCGCCCATGCCCCCCATCTTCATTCCGCCTTTCATTCCTCCGCCTTTTGACTTTTTAGGGTACTGCCTGAATTTTTCTTCTTTAATTATACCATACCTTAGCTTTTCACCTGCCCTTATTATGTCTGCATCTTGGAATCCGCTTATTGCAGACAGTCCATTGGCAAGCCCCATAAAAAGAAAGAATCTTCTTTGTTCGTCAGAAAGCTGTACATCTTTTTCTGTTATGTTAGACATGTCGCTTCTTTCGTTTTCTTTTCTTACTTTTTTTTCAAACTTAAATGCAGCAGGGGCCTCTCCATTTGCGGCATACGAAATATCCAACATTGACTTATATCCAGTCTTAAACGGTATGCCATAAGTTCCTAGTATATCATACCATCCATAGTCTGAGTTATTTCTTGGGTTGAATGGGGGCTGAAATGTAGGCTCTTCTTTTACCCAAGAGAAATAGTCTTTTCCTGTGTCGCTAATGGCATTCCCAGACAATACGTAGGCTATCCTATTCATTATATTTATTCCAGACTCTTCTACACTAGGGCCAAAGCCGCCAACAGTTAAGTCTCTTAGCACGTATGTGTACCACTTTTTAAATGAGCCAGATAGAGAATCGTAAAATTCGTCATCATCCTCTATGTCAAACGCTGATTTAAGAACCTCTTTTATACCATATCTGTATATAGACGAAATCAAGAAAATATTAATTGCTGAATACGCAGCTGTTTCTAGTGTAGTGCCAAATACATCTATAGCTGCTTCTTTTTTTTGCATTGAGTTTCCGTACAACATTTTAGACGTATCCTCCATTAGCCTAGCTTTCGTATTAGAGCTAAAATTATTAAATGGAAGAATTATATTCTTTATAAGCTCCGCCCACGATGAGCCGTTCTCATTTCTTTTGAACTCAGACTGCAATACCCTAGTGCTTACGGCCTGTGTTTTGTCAATAGACTGCTGGGCATAAGATAAAGCCATCTCTCTTTCTTCGTTCATTCTAGTATGCTCAGTCTTTAAGTCTTCTGCCGTAGTAGGTATTTTGGCAACCTCATTCATATACTGCAAGTAATACGAAGCAAATGTCTTCTTTGCTGCATATACGTCAGCTGTTGTAAGTGCGTATAAGGATAAAGACCTTATATTCGCTGCTACGTCTCCAACATCTGAAACGACCTTTTTTATCCCTCTCTTTGTCTTTCCGTATGAAAGAACCTCTGACTCCTCTGCCCTTCCTGCTGCTCCCATTTCTATACCCCTAGAGCCAACTGGAGCAAGATTAAAAAGCTCTAAGTTAGTAGGCACATTAGATGTCATTACCATTGACATATACTTTGGATTTCTTACAGACGCAAGTATAAGAGGAGTTGTTTGAGATATTATCTGCGTTGGCCTTCCAAGAGCAATAGCTGAACCCAAGTCTTTTAATATCCTTGTTGCTGCTAGTGCTACGGAATTAAAAGTCCCATCAGCATTCTTTCTACCGTATCTCATCGTTTCATACTGCTTCTTAAAAGACTCTGTAAAGAAGTCTGAATTCGCTTGTCCTCCAAATGCCTCAGACATTCCATCAGTATTCTGAGACATGTATTGAAACACTTTTGCGGAAAGATGCGACTTAGAAGTAAACAGCTGCTCTTGTAGCGTCTTAAATGAGTTAAACTCAAATCTATAGTCAACTGCCTTATTCTTTGGTAGATTGTCAACAAGTTTTCTTTCTTTGCTTCTTCCAGTTTCTTTTGGCTTTAGCGTATTATTATTAAATACAGTATCAAATGGGTCAAAATCTTGAGCATCTGTTCCAACCTTTTTGTATCTTCTTGGATGATATTGTGGCCTGTTTTCATACTCAAATGTCTCATTCAGGTCTTCTTCTGCATGTGTCTTAAAATCATCTTCGTAAACCTTCCACACATTTTTGTTCATCCATTCAGCAGCCTTTACCTCTAGTGGGTGCAGATTAGAGTATCCATTTTTAAAGTCTTCAAGCGTATTAAAGTCTTTTACGGAAGACTGGTATATACCATCAAGAAGCTCTCCAATATAATTATCTTCAACATCAGAGCTTTTCTTGTATACTTCTATAGACTTTCTTAGCTGCTCTTTATTGTTCCTGTAGTCAGAATCTTCTGAGCCAAGCCTTACGTTTGCCAAGTCAGCAAATACACCTATTGTTATATCTGTTTCAGCAGAGTTATCAATGTTATTCTCTTTTCTAAACTTTTGATACTCCTTGACTTTTTCAATAACAATCCTTTCTGCATCTGTAGATGCCGTAATGACACCATCCAAGCCAGTCAGCCTTCTTATTGCGGCTTCAACCTTTGTGTCTCCGAACATCCTTTGCAGAATTATTGGAGTATCGTAATAGAACTTAGAAAACCCTCCTATTAAAAATCTTTTTACTGCGCTGGTAGCCTGCTGCAATCTTGTTACGTTTTCTGCCGCAAGAACTATGGCGTATGCGTTATTTACATTTGAGTTAGAGTCGTTTATAACAGAGTTGTCAACTATTCTAATTAGCTCTGCAAGCTGCTTGCTATCTGATATTGACGCTGGGTCTACTCCAGATATTCTTTTCAGCTTATCAAATAGCTTCTTTTGTTTCGCTGATGCATTAGCGGCAGGAACTGTTCTTGCCAGCTTTTCTTTAAGTCCAAGTAGGCTATATCCAGCAACTCTTTCTAGGTTATATCTAAGAGCCTTTCTCTTTGCATCGCTAAGAGAATTTAGATATGAGTCCATGTCTTCTGATGACATAAACTCGTCTATTGCATTAGCTTCTTCTTCATTTATTCCAAGAACCCCATAGGCATCTTCTACGTCAGATATAACAGATTGCTTTACAGATTTTTCTATAGGAGCAAATAATTTCTCGGCATTTTTTACATCAAATGCCTGATAATTTGGCGATGTTACTGGAAGCTTAGACGCTGCATACGTAGCAGCAATCCTGTTAAATTCCGATAGTTCTTTTTGAGATAGATATTCAAGCGGAATATTCTTCATCCTCTTAACTAAGTCAGCAGCCTCCGCAAATGGTTTTACAAGTTTTGCTTGCAAAGACTTTCCTGTTCTCAAGTCAGCATCATAATTAGCATTAGCTACAATCTTCTCAAAGTAGTCTGTAAACCTTTTCAAATCCCTTTCGCTACTGCCTATATTTGACGCCTTTCTTATAATAGACTCTACCTGCTTTCTAGACAATACGCCTCTTAGCTTATCTGACGTTTTTAGAAAGTCTCCAACCTTTTTGCTAAACGCTTTCTGAAAAGCAGTTTGCTCTTTTACGCCCTCCTTTCTTCCGGCCTTCTTTCCTTCTATCTCTGCTGCAAGCTTTGCTTCCGCTTGTTTAAACGCCGACTCGTATTCAAGTTCTTTTATACGCTCTTCGTACTCCGCTTTTGTTATCTTGTTATTGGCAAGCTGGTCTTCAAGAGCTCTTATCTTAGGAGCCATATCTCTACCTTGCCTCATCTGCCCAGCCAAAAACGCTTCTTTTCTTGCTTCGTCAGCTCCTTGCTTAAACGCCTTTGTTGCCAACCTTACAGTTTCGTTTAACTGCTTTTTGCCCTGTTTAGATAATAGCTGAACCGCTTCATCGACAGTAGGTATACTACCATCTCCTTTAATCAAAAAAGATACATGCGCAATGGCATCTATATCCTTTGGAGATTTTCCAGACAACCTTTCAGCCAATCCAGACGTGAGCTCTTTCCAATTATCAGACTTCTTGTTTGGGCAAATAGACATGTTATTATTTTTTCTTTTTAGGCATAGGTGCGCCTGCCGACCTTAAGGCAATCGCAACTATTTGATTCTGAGGTCTTTTTGTTTCAGGCTTTTTAAGTTCTCTAATATTTGCGCTTACTGCTTTTTGCATTGCCGCCTTGCTTTTGCCTTTCGCTTTTTTGAGTGGCATATATTATTTTTTAATAAGTGACTTTACCTTATTTGCAAAACTTCCTAGCAACGAACTGCTCCCTTGTTTCTGTGTACCCGAACTCACTGGCTCTTTCTCTTTGGTATTGCTCTTCAAACTTTGGGTTTGTGAACTCTCCGTTGACAAACTCTGGAAGCTCTTCTGCCTCTTGCTCTGTAACTTGTTCAAAGATGGGTTGCTCAAATACTTTAGCAGTTCCTGCTTGTTGGGCTCGCTCATACTCGGAATAGACTCCTGCAAGATTAGCAATGATTTTGATTTCATTTTCTTTTAATTTATTTTCAGTTTTAGCAAGTGCTGATAACGCTTGCTCTCTTGTCATAGCCTCTGATTCAAACATTCCACCTGCGGATGTCTCAGATGCTGCATTGTATTTTCTTACAAAGTCCTTAAACTTCATAGGCCCTTCTGCAATCATTCTATTCATTACGATAACATCTGGGTTATGAGGCTTACCTAACTGCGTCTGACCAATATAATTCCAAAAATCATCTAGCTTGTAGCCCCTCGACACCATATCAGACTGAAGTAATATGGCATCGTTAATCAGTTTCTCAAGACTATAGTTTTCGTTCTTATAGTTTGTCGTAAGTAAAGGTAACGCACTTATGATATTTTTTCTAAATGTTTTTACATTATCTGTAGACTTCATTACCTCTGGACTAACTACAGTAGCTAACAATATGTCGTTAATCAAATCTTTTCCAGATTCCGTAAGTTGATTATCTTGAGAAACATACTCACTTCTTTCTTGCTGAGTAATTATCCCGTTAGCCTCAAGTAAATTTATAAGCGCAGTTCTATCTTGTTTGCTATCAAACAGCTCGCCCATTGTATTGTATCCAGATATTATATTTAAAATGCCATCCTTTAGGCGCTGATTATTTGATATGATAGCAGCTCTTTTTATTGCCGTATCAGTAGGGCTTTCTCCTTTCTGAGCCTTCTGGTTATATGCGTCAAGTTCTTTTACAGAATACTCTTTTACGGAGTTGTCTATTTTTACGAGAACTGGATTCTTCATACCTCTTACAGCAGCAGGGTCTATGCCAAACTTTGCAGCTCTATCCTCAAGCCTTTTCTTATATTCCGCATATTTTTCTGGAGCTATATCCTTAGATAGCTTAATCGCCATTGTTCTTCCGTTTCCAGAAAGAACTATGCCATCAAGGCTTATGATAGGAACTCCTGTATCTGGAGTTGCTGAATCAGAAATAACAATAGAAGGCTTTAAGTTTCTTGCATCCCTGTTTACCTTTTCTTTTGCTACAGTATCTCCTTTATAGTTCCTTGGATTTACATTCATCCCATTCTGACTAGGGTATCCTTTTGTATCATTGAATGAAGTCTCATTGTGAGATGCAAGTATGTCATCCATTTCGACTACAGCAAATGCCGCATCTCTGGTTTCTCCATTAGGCATCTCAATGGTAGTATCCTCTCCAAGTATTATGCCTTTATTCTGAAATCCTTTATTAGCTTCTCCGACTTTAACAGTCTTACCATCAGCAGGAGCAAGAAGACCTGTTCCGGTCTCCATTGTTGGTTTTACTTCTATGTCGGCCTCTACTACCGCTTGTCCTGCAACTGGTTGAGCTGTCTCCGAAGGCTTAACTAACGGACTTATAATTTTATCGTACTTATTATAAATTTCATCAAACTTTGCCCTATCTTCCTCGTTAGTTATTTTGCTCCTATCAACAACTCCATCAACCTTGTATTGCTCAATATTAGGAATAGCGGCAAGTAGTTCTTTTTGCTCTGCTGCTCTTAGTCTTTCTATTTCATTAACTGGTTCTACAGAAGTCTGTTCTGATTCTTTTAGTTTTAAATCCGATAAATCTAATGTTATGGTTCCTCTAGAACTATTATTTACGGCAGTCTGTTCTGAAATTTCTTCTGAAATAGCAATATCTTGTTCTTTTATAAATTTAGGGTCATTTTCTGATTTATAAAGTGTTCTATTTTCATTTCTGCCAAAAACAATTAGTCTTGCATTTTTCTCAATTTCCTCTTTTGTTCTTTTTGGTATTTCTACAGTAGCTTGTGGTGTACCCTTTCTGCTTGTTCCCAATTCTACAACCATATATTCTTTTCCATCCGCATCCGTAACTATGCTGCCTACTTTGATTTCTGCGACAACAGGAACTTGTTCAGTAATGATAGGCGCTGCTTCAACGGCAACTTCTGCAACTTGTCCAGATTCGAGCTCTTGCTTGATTGGTTCGTTTGATTCAACGAAGTCTTCAAATTGTTGTCTTGTTTCATTATTTTCGTTTATTTTCTTTAAGATTATTTGGTACGCTACATCATCAGCTGTAGAACCTCTAAAAGTTCTTTTCTTGCCATCCTCTGTCTCTAGGTTTACTGAAACAATATTACCATTAGCGTCTCTGTTAATTGCTGCCAATGGGTCTGTAAACAAGTTTACAAACTCTGTTCCTCTTACAACTATATTTCCGCTATCTGCAACAGATACAGCAGACTCCTGCTTTTCTATTCCAAGGTCAGATATTTTAGAGTCTCCTATCTCGTCTACATTACCTATTTCTACAATCCTATTTTTGCTAGGTATATCAGCGACTACAGTCTGGCCTTCAACTCTTAGTGTAGCCTTATCACCGTTATATAGAACAGGCATATCTAACATCTCTGATACTGTAATAGCGTCTTTCTCATCTTGCTCAAGTTGCTTATCATCATTTCTTACAGACTCTATATCGTATCTTGTTTTGCTAATTTCTTCTGGCTCTGCATCTCCTATCTGCTTAAAGAACTTTCCATCTGCTTCAAAGTAGCTAGTTTCAACACCAGATACTTCTCCTCTTATCTCGTCATTAAGAGATGCTCTTTTTTCCTCTAATGCTTTTATTTCAGATTCTGCATCAGCGGCAACAGATTCGTCTAATTTGGATAGCTGCTCTTTTTTTGCGGCAATCTCTTCGTCAACCTTATCCCTTTGCTCTACGATAGGAATAACCTTTTCTTGAACTTCTGGAGGAGTTAGCGGAGGAAGCTTTTGCTTTATCCTTGCATAGTTTTCTAGAGTAAACATCGTAGCATCTCTATCTTCTTGAGAATAGTTATTCGCATCGAATGTCGCCTCTAATTCACTTCTTATGTTGGCAAAGTCTTCATCTGTCTTTGCATTTGCAACGTCTTTTAATACACTTGTATTTACGTTTTTACTAAACGTTGCTATAGTGCCCATGGGGGCTCCGTATATTCCGCCAGCTAACGTAGCTGTTAAAATATTTTTGCCTATGTTGTCGTATATTTCTTTTTCGTTAAATACTTCTTGCCCTTGAATCTTATTTGTAAGTATCTTAGCGCCTTCATTAAGAGTTGTCTGTATTCCTTCTGTAATACCTTCAATAGCTGATGAATAAGCGACTTTAAGTCCTTTTGATTTTGCTGTAGAAGCAAGCGCTCTAACTTCTGTTTCTATAATCTTCTCTATCCCTTTTGTTGATATTGGAGTTGTAGACTTTGATATTTTCTTAAAAGTATCTGATATTACTTTTTTTTGTATGTTCTTGAACGCAGGCCCAGTTCCAAATATTTTATCAAATCCAAGTTTTTCTAAGTAAGAGTTTATTACACCAACGGTATTCCCATACACTTCTCTGGCTAAAGGATTTTCTTTAATCTCTCCTTTTTCAACCATTTTATCATACTCTCTAACCCCCTCTCCATATCCTTGAAAATAGTATGAAGACATTCCTGTAACAAGAGCTAAAGGTATATCAGATAACATTCTTGCTCCAGAAGCTGTTAGGGCTTTTGCATTTTCAATAAAACCCTTATTTTTAAAATCTATTCTTGATATTTCTTGCTGCTCTACAGGAGTAGCGTAATCTGACTTTATCTTTCCAAATGCTGACTCTATTTTACGAGTTCTTTCTTTTTTAATAGCAGCTTCTGTTTTTGGCCTTTCTACCTGCTCTCTTACTACATCAGAAACCGTTTTCTGTGGGCCTGTTAAAGGCTGAATATATGAGAATGGGTCTTGAGGAACCCTTTCTGGTATGCCAGTAGCAAAAGATTCAAATCCTGTTACAAAATTATTCCAAGTTGTAGAAAGGAACTTTTCCGCTTCGCTCCTATCTTTTTGTACGCTTTTCTGATACTTTGGTTGTTTAGGAATTTCTCCTATAACCAATGAGTTAAAGTTCTCTGGCGTTCTATTAAATCCTTCTACTTTGTCTTTAAGAGCTTGGTACGCCCTTCCTCTGTAGGCAGAATCAGACATCATAAGATTCCTAAATTCTTCTGGACTCCTATTAAATCCGTCTACCTTTTCAGTTAGCGTTTGATATACTTTGGATATATAATCGTTCTCGTTTGCCATAAATTTAATTATAGGTCTCTCTCTGCTGCATCTCCAGTAACTGATGGCGCCATGTATACCCCAATAGCCTGCCTTGTTTCCTTAGCGCTTCGCTGTGGTGGAGCTATGTATGCATCGGCAAAATTCCTAGATTTTCTCCCATTAACATTTAGGTATATGTTTATTGGATTCTTTGCTGCGTCAGTTGTTCTTAAAATCATAACCCTTCCAGACCTTAAAGCTTCTGGAGTTATATCACTATCAAGGAATCCTCTATTTTTATTTGCCTCATTTATAGCAACAGACAATTCATAAAGCTGCTGTTTGCCTTGTTCTGTGTTTGGATTTTTGACAGAGAACTTTCTAGATATAGTTTTATCTATATCTTTTGATGCTAGTTCGCTTCCAATATTATACCCCTCTTTATTCTTGTGCACTTCTAATGCGGTGAATGGGTACATCTTATCAGCAGCGCCTATGCTATTAAACTGATTAGATGTCTCTCTCATTGCAGATACGCCCATCTCTCCAACTCTTGATGCGTTTTCAAATAATGGAGATATTTTTACTGGCCCTCCCCCAAATCTTTTATCTAAGGCCTGCTCTCTCCTTTGCTCTGCTGCAATTTGGTCTGATATTCTTTCTTGCCTTAAAACTTGTCTACGAGTTACGGGGTCTTCTATGAAATCTTCTTCAAATGAAGGATTTGCGTATTTTGAAATAAACTGTTTAGCAGCAAGGTAGTTTATAAACTTAGCTTTAGGTGGTAAGTTTTTAGCAAATATATCTTCTGGCAAATTTGGAAGCTTAAACTTAGACTGCTTTTCTTGATACAGTTTTAAAAAATTATTTATCGTATTATTATAGTCTCCAGTTTCAACAGCTTTATCAAACTCTTGTTTTGTAAACTTATTTATTTCTCTTGGAGAAATAGTCTGTTCTAGAGATTGTCTAATTGCGCCTGCTGTTACATCAATATCTGGCAAAAGATTCTTATACTTAAATACTTTAGATACGCCTTCTCCTGAAGGGTATGCCTCGTCTGGTATATTGGGGCTATATTTAGATACCGCATCTATTGTTTGCGGAACCGATTGATAAAACTTTCTTCCATCAACATCTTTTCTTCTGTATTCGGCCATGTTATCAAGGTTATTCGCCCTTATTTCGTCAATAGACTTGCTCATTACATTATTTTTCCATCTAATGTCAGCGCCTTCATCCCAATCATCAATATTTTTGGGGTCTACTATATTTTGGTATGTATCCCTTTCTGTTTTAGAAAACTCTTTACTGGCTTGAATGGTAGTAAGCATTTTACTATATAGTGCATTTGCCTCACTTTTTAGCTGACCATACTTTTCTGGATTCTTAGTAATGAGTGAAGGATTAGAAGACAGTTGCTTTTCTATTGAAGACCACTTATTGTAGCTATCAGTAACCCTGCCTATATCAGCTTCTCTTATTCCAGCTCTTTGCTTATTGATGTCAGCAAGTTCAGTATAATACCTTTTCTCTGCCTCTATTCTCCTAGCTCTATCTTCTGCTGCAATACGCTGATTAGCAGCACTCAATGTGTTGTATATGGGAGACAGGTCTTGAGCGCCAAACGCCCTTTGTATCATTCTTTCTGAAATGCCTAATGCCATGTTAAGTTTTTAAGCTCGTTTATATTCTATCTATTCATTAAAAACCTTCATTCAAAAACCTAGCATCCATTCCTGCGTCAGCAGCTGATAAAGCTGAAGCGCTAGGGCTAGATATTTTTGGCAAGGAAGTTTTTCCTTTCTTTCTAGAAAAATCTATTTCAGCACCACTGCCACCAGAAGTAGCAAGTCCAGCTCCAGCTCCAGTTGCAGCAGCAAGTCCTTGGCTAACCATAGCTCTCTTTGCAGCAAGTCTTTCAAGTGCCATGTTTGCTTTAAGGCCAGCCTTCTCTCTTCTTGATTCAAGAGCTCTCGCTCTTTCTTGCGTCATCATCTGCCTTTGCCCCTGTAATCTTTGTCTTGCGCCTAGTTTAAATTCAGCAGCCTTAGTGCCTAAGTCAAGAAGCCCTCTTCTTTGCTGTTCAGCAAGAACGCCAACAGATTGAAGTCCACCCTTTCTTGTTTGAGCAGAACGAAGTGCCGCTGATGTAGCAAGTCCAAGTTGCTCTTGCGCTCTTCCCATTCCGGGCATAGGAACATTGACATCCTCTTTAGCGGCTTGATAAGCCTCTTTAGCAAACGGAGATTCTGTATAGTCTTCAATACCTTCGATTGCAGCCTCTGCTCTCTTTCTTGCCTTTCTTTGACCAATCATTCCTCCTATTGCTTGAACAGCGCCTATGCCTGCTTGAATTGCCGCTAATGGAATTGCCATAATATTTTATTTTATCCGTTTCGTTGACTTATTGTAAAGTTCATATATAATCCTGACAAATATACAAAATTAGTGCTAGTATTGGACAGTTTGAGCTGCAACCATGACCCTTTAAGGTAATTGCCATCTATAACACCGCCTATGCTATTGCCATCTCTCATGAAGGCTGCATGGTAAAATCCTTCATTCAATTCATAATCACTAGCCACAAGGTTGCTAACTTGCCCTAAAGACGTAGTAACATCTGAGCTTCCAGCAGAAGCCCATAATGCGCTTGAGTCCTGCGTTATTGCGTTAAAGTCTTTCTTCAGCATATTCTGCATATTGAAAGATACGCTTATTTCGCTTGGATATGCTACTCCGTAGAACGTATTTCTTGTAGCTGAATCATGCAGATATAAGCCTCCATTCTTCCAGCTAACAACAGTATTCTCTACGCACCCAAGCCACTCTGGCTCATAGCTATAGAACGATGAATATGCGTTTCTTTTTTCATTAAATCCTATAGTATACGGGGTAAGTGTAACAGCGCCCTTAGTTCCAGACTGGAATACGCTAATAAACTCTTCTTCAAAAGAGTCGTAAGTTCCAAGAACTCTGGCAAATCCGCCACCGCTTCTTAGATACGTCTGGTCGATATACTTATTTGCTATCTCTGGGAAGAAGTACTGTCCTTTATAAATCTCACTTATTGGAGTAACTCCATCGTTAGCAAGCCTTATATGGTATCCCCTTATTGGGTCTACGAAATAGTCGGCAGCGGCAGAAGACGCAAGAGAGCAATACTGATTGCCTATTCCATATTCCCCTTGATAGTAGTTAATCTTATTGATTATATTTATTGAGCCTATAAGGTTAGTGCTACCATCTTGGTTTGATAGTTCTGTAGCGTAAATCCTAACAACACCTTGTCCTCTATTTTGAAATACTCTAAGTATGCTCTCACGAACCTTAAACCTCTGTATATCTCCCTTGCTCCTATCGTACTCATCATAGTTTATAGGGAAGAATCTGTTAGTCTGATTAATCAGCGTTCCCTGCTGATATGTTCCACCATATCTTACAAGAGTTGAATTGTATAATTCTCTTGCAAATGGGTCTATAACAAACGGCCTTCCGTTTCCAGCTACAGACGAAGGGAATAGGTCAGATGCAGCTTTATTTACAAGATACATTGGATTCGGAAGAGCAGGGCTATTTACGGGGAACATCCTAAATCTTGTGTATACGTCTCCTCTGCTAAACCCAAATACTGCTCCCTGCGGCATCAACGCTGTAATAGAAGCATCTGCTATATTATCTGTATATGTCGTAGTGGTATTATCATTTATTGTTGTCAGTAAATAATAATCTGCTCCATTAGCTTTTGTCCTAAACACCTTCCTTGCTGTAGTTCCAGCAGGGCCTGTCGGGATAGACGTAAGATTAATTTGTTGGCTACCAGAAACTGTTGTTACGTTAGCGCTCTTTGGACTAGGATTAGATTGGCCAGCAGGGGCAACATATTCCACTTTGTAAGAATATACCCCAATACTAAGATTTCCTGCCGATGCGACAAGTGTTGCCGTAGGAGCTGTAGAAGGAGCAGGCACAGCAGATGTAGTTCCGGCAATTTGATTTACAGTTTTTGACGTATGGTATCTTGTTGGCAATCCAGCATCTCCAACTTGATAAGTTTCCCCAAACTCATAGAACGACTGAGCATTTAGCTCTGTTCCTGTGGCTGGAGTGTAAACTTCGCAATAATAATTATCTGTTGTACCAAAATTAGAAATAGCTGTCGAATATGGTATTTTTATATATATCCCAGTAAATGCAGTTGCCACTATAGTAGGGTCTGTTACAACATCTACAATAGGAAAATCAACAGTCGATACAATTCCTCCTCCGTATGGTATAAATGGCCCTATAATCCTAATTCTATCTCCTCTATTAAAGTCATATGCCTCATAATTATTTTCGTTGGTCTGCAAATTTGTTATCTGCAAGTATCCATAGTCTGAGTCTTTTTCTGTAGTAGAGCTAACGAATGTAGTAAACGATGCAGCAGTAAGATTTAATGACCTACCCCAAGTAAAATACTTTGCGTTTACTGGAGGCTGATGATTTATAAGAAAAGATATGTTTGGTATCTTCATCTGTGTTCCACCAGTAGTATCCATCTCTGGAGTTGAAATAAGCATTGAGTCAACAGTCTTTGCTCCATCAGTTACACCAAACTCATCAAAATACATCAATACAAATCTGTATTTAGATTTATGCTTATAGCATGATATTGATACGTCATCTATTGAAGAAGGCGCAGAGGCATAAGATATTGAAGAAATCCCATCAAATACGTTATACTGAACGGGGTCTCCTGCGTCTGGGTCTCTAGGGTATACATATACTCTACTAAATAAAGTATAATTAAACGGGTCTGTCTGGTCTAGATAATAGTTTGTAGTTATCTGTGCGGCAAAATATGCGGCTACGGTTGACCTTGTATCTCCAGCCCCAACAGTATAACTATATGTAAGGCTCGCAACAACGTATGGAGGCGTAGGCTTATCTACTACAACCTGTATGGTAACTACATCTCCTACTTGAGGAGTTCCGTATATGTCAAATGCCCATCCGTAAGTATCAATCTCTGCTGATACTATAGTCATTGGCGCAGTAGAATTATTTGTAATAAGAGATACGGATGATGAAACATCTAGATTCGCATCCATATTAATGCCTTCCGTTATTCCACCATATAATAGAACATTGCCATTTAGCAGCTCTTGTGCATTAGCCTTTTTTGGCACATAGTCAAAAAGAAGCAAATCCTCTTCTTGGTCTATGTAGTCATAAGAGCTATCGTTTAAAAAGAAGAATGTCTGATTGCTATTATTAGATGCATTGCCCTTTTGTATCGTAGCAATAGATAGCGTTGCTGAAAATGTATTATCAATAGTATGCCTTGCAGCAAGCTCAACAGCTATGCAGTCAGCATCTCCATTATTGTATATTACAGATATTTTATTGCTCTTTGTGGGGTCTGTGTCATTTGCAATACTGTCAACGCTTGAAGGAGCAAATAACTTACTCCAAGGGCTCCACGTAGATTTAGTATTATCCCTATAAATCCACCTGTACCTAAACTGATACAATGTGTTTTTAAGGTTATTTATTGTGATAGCAGCATCATCAAGATACGAGCAAATAGGAGCTATTAAAGGCATCTTCCTTGCCACGTACAAATACTGCGTCTGCCACTGCGTTCCAGAAGAATAAAGGAGGTTAGACAGCGCATCTTTTACATTCAGATAGCATGGCCTATTAGTCCTGTCTGTCCAATACAGCGTATCTCCTTCATCTTGGTCTTTGTAAATAATATTTACAGAAGCTATTGGATATGCAGGGTCAAAAGTAAAAATATCATAAGCACTATTAGTAAAGCTTACAAGAACAGGAGTTATTGTCTTGGCAATAGTGTCATAATAGTATATTCCATTTCTTCCATTACTATTGTAGTTGAAATAGTATAATCTATTTTTTACATTATCGTACAAGTGTCCAATACACCTATTTGTTCCTGCTGGAAGAGAGTTAGAAATAAGCCTATTGCCATAAATATTCTCAACAAGATTATCTCCTTGAGGGCCTCTAAACCTTACGTTCAGTGCATTTCTATGATGCGATTCTGGCAATACATCATTACCATCATCTAAGTTCATTACCCCTGAAAACCTCTTTTCGTTTACTGGCATGTGTTATCCTTTTACTGATAGTCTCATTGATTCTCTTGAATACTGCTCTGCTACTGCAACCCTAAATGGCTTAATCCTTTTTCTTGCAAGTTTCTTCTGCGTATAGTACTCTCTCTGCCTAAGCGTCTTTTCGCTGATGTTTACCATCCTGCTACTTGCAAGAGAGCTTATGTCTTTCCATGCAAGCCATGCTATCAAAGCCTCTTGACACTTCAAATCTATTGAATAATCGTCATTCATTACAGGACTGCTCAAGTACTCAAGAACAATCTGATTGTATTGAAAATCAGCGCTTAGGATAATAACTCCATTTGCTGCATCCACTTTAAAATCTCCTGCCTGTACCAGTCCGCTTCCAGCTCCAAAGTACTGCTCATATCCTCCATCATCCCATCCACCCCACCAGTAAGGGTACTGCTCATAGTTTGGAGAACCTCCATTTGGAGACTGTATCTTGCCAATCCTGTCTGGGTCTGTAGATTTATATGTAGTAAGTTGGTCGTTATATCTTAGCGTAGAAAGCTCACCAAAAGAATTAAATATGCCTACTCTTGCCCAGTCGATATAGTCAACTGGCAACGTAGCTGTTTGGTTTGCATTAACATCTATGACTACAGACTTGGGAGCCCATGAAACATCAAGACCTATATCCGTAAGTCCTCTGAACGCAAGAACCCATAGCCTTCTAAATTCTCTAGAAGTCTGTCTGCTTTCATCAATATACATATTGACACAATCTGAAAGCTTTACATATTTTTCTATTGCTTCGCTCATCTTTTATTTTTTAAGCTCTATCTTGTCCGTCATTAATAACGTCAGAAACAATACCCTTTCTTGGCAACAACCTCTGCAAGACAATGTTAAATATCTGCTCTACAGCATCAGCTGGAACATTCAATACGTCATTTGCTGATGATTGAACATTGGTAGCCATCCTTATATTTATCTTGTCTGTAGTATGAGACAAATCTGTTCTGCACCAGAAATATATCTTATTTCCTTCAATCCAGTAGAATGCAGCCTGTGGAGGCTTAGGCATAAACTGGAAGTAATCCATCTCGTTAGGCTTGATATACAACACTGGCTTGCTCTGTCCAAGTCCGCCGCTAAAATATACCCCTAGTACTCCAGAGCTATTAGGCATGCCTATAGGTGGGTGAGGTATAGTTGTATAATAGTTTCCGCTATCGTTATCATACGAAGGAGTACTAAGCTGATATGTGGTGATATATCCGTCTGGAACAGACATGATACCAGATATGTTGTACTCGTCAAGAATCTGCTTGTTCATTACTGTAGCAATAGCATCGTTGATATATAAATCAACCTCATTGCTTGACAGTTCAGCATCATCTGTAGGTATGCCGTTATAGTAATACCTAAGTATTCTATCTATAAGCTGTTGTCTTGTTGTATATGCCATAATTATTCTCCTTGAGCAATAACTTGCTGACCGTAATTAATAAGTGTACTTTCTTTTATCGACACGCCTAGTACTTTTAAAGCCCTTGCTACAATCTCATCAATATCATTATCCTTCCACACTGGCTGAGTACTTGTTCCTGCGTTGTATACAGGCCTTCCGCTTCCGTCAATAGTATACCCCCACACCACATTTACGGGTACTGATAAGTATTTTACAGTAACGCTTGCAAGAGATGTTGGATACACCCTCCATGATGTAGATTGTTCCACGTAAAACGCATTTGACTCATTGACTGGGTCAATAGAGTCTCCAAGTCTTTCCGCAAACCTATCCTCTTCTATTCTAAATACCCTTTGATTGGTTGGCGTATACATAGCCAGAAGCTTGTTGAAGTCTGCTGGCTTGTTACCTGCTCCTGTAGTCAGCGCTACCGTTGCCGATTTCTGAAATGGAGCAAGTCTGCTAACTACATTATCTGTCATGTTCAATCCTACTCTTGGAGTCGGTTTGTCATATCTATATTGCTCTACCCTTCCAACAAGGAAGTCGTAGTAATTTCTTTGAGCTGTATTAAAGCATGCTTGAAATTCAACTGGAGATAAACTCTCAAGTTGATTCTTTCTTGCAATCACTCGCATCAGCGTATATACTTCGTTAACATCCATCAAAAGCTGTTTATGTTAATTTTAACAAATATACGAATAAAAAAAATCCCCGATGTAGAAACATCAGGGATACCAAACTTTAAAAAACACACGAATTGAACATTTTCAAATGTCTACAAACACGGAATTAAAAGTCTACTTGAGCCTTTAGTGTTCTCAAGAATGATTCTCCTTCATCTGTCATGCCGTAGTCCGTTATTGCGTCTAATGGCTTTTTGCTGACATCAATGTTGGCTATAAGTTGCTTTGTAGCAGTCCAGTGTGCCTGTCCTTTTACAAATCCTGTAGTAATAATATTGCTTTCAAGACCCCTTGAAACGAGATACAGCGTCTTAATCCTTGGGTTATTAGCATACAACAAGAACTTTTCTGGGTTTTCCAGAGCCTTGCTCTTGTAGTCTTCCCTTATTGCATCATAATCCCTTTCTTCTCCTGTTGCAGGGTGTATGAAGCTGATGCCCAAGTACTTAGCGTGTGGTATCATTTCTTCTACAGCGGCATTTCTTGCAACGTCATAAGCCCTGTCTTTCTTCTTACCAAGTTCTACAGTATCCTCGTCAGAGTTTGCAAAGTCAAGAAGTCGGTATACGTTCTTAACCATTTTGAGCTTGTTTGTATTCTGCTCACACTGGTTAGAAAGCAACAAGAATTGATATAATTGTTTATTCCAAGCAGGAACTACTAAATTTCCATTTTCAAAAGTAATTGAGTTTTTAGGATTACCAGTCACAGAGTCTGTAATATTACCCTTCTCTTCCTGCTCATCAACAAATATTGTCGGATATCCGTCAAGATACCTAATCTGCCTTGGTCTGAAATCAGGCTCTTCAGCAGTTCCGTAGTTGTAAAGAATGTTGTCTTGGTTGGTGACAGTAAATCTTGGAGGGAATACGCTAGCACCTTCATGAGACCTTACGTGTTCGTGAACGAGCCTAAACACGTACTGGTCTGGTTGCCTCTTTGGTTTCTTTGTTGCTGTTGGCGCTGGCGGCTTCTTAAAACTTAAAGAAGGTTGTGGCGCTGCTTGAGTTGGTGTACTTGCCAACTCTGCTGATACTTTTGCCATAGTTTTATTTTTTTTAGTTAATAACTTATTACAAATGTAGTTACTTCAAATAACATGCCAAAAAAAATAAATAGGGGCCTAAGCCCCCATCTATACACATTAAACACAATTAATTGTAACAAATTTATATATAAAAATGTTACGAAAGCTATATTAATAAAAATCCCCACCAAATTAATGGTAGGGATTTCTATTTTTATGTAACTAATTGATAATCAATTAGAACTACACGCCTTCAACAATTGCGTACTGGTTAGCACCGAAGACTCTTACGCCGGGGTAGCTAATCATACTGATTGTTTTGTTAGCAGTAGTGGTCTTGTTAGAAGGAGCAAGCATACCAGTTTCGGTAGTCAAAATCCTCTGACCATTAACCTCTTGGAATACAATCTGGAAGCTAGGGAACTGTTTGCCAGTCTTAGCATCGCTGTTGATTTTCTGAGGAATAAGTACACCATAGTTGCGCTTTTCTGGAGTCAAAGCACCTGCACTGATGTGGTATACCGCTTCTGGGCTGAACATGTTGTTCAAGAAGAAGTGGAAAGTATAGCCATCAATCATGAAAGAGCTAAATCCGTAAGAAGCAGCAGCCTCTTGGCTTCCACCTACAGAACCGTAGCTGATAGCACCGTTAGCATACTTACCGAACAGAAGGTTGTTAACCTCTTGGCGCTGATAGATGTCTTGCAAGAAATGATACTCGCCAGAACCACCGTAGAAGTTCAAAGCACGAGTGATTGATTGCATGTTAGACATATCAGTTCCAGAACCACCACCGAAAGAACCAGCAGTGTATTGGATAGTAGAACCACCAGCAGCAACACGAGGAATAACACCAGTTGTACCTACAGTACCAGCAATGTTATCAACAGCAACACCTTCCATGATTTTGAAGAAAGCGTTGTTCATGTAACGGCGGTTCATATCGTCTTGAGCGAGGTAGTAGTAGTAGAAGTTTCCGTTTCCGAAATCTACTTCGTTCTTCTCGAGGTCAGCTCTATCAGTGATAGTGAAGTCGTCTCTGTGCTCAGTGGTAGTGTTTGTAATCTTATCCAAGATTGGAGACATACCGTTAAGAGCTGTAGAACCTTCTCCGATGTTAACTGCACCACGAAGCAATAAGAAGTCAGCAGCAAGCAAGTTTGCAGAGCCAGCTGAAGTCAAAGCTTGAGCAGCAACAAGAGGCTTGATTTCCCAAACCTCTGGGTAAACGCCAGAGCCAGATGTCTTAGCGATAACTTGACCTTCGATACCAGAAGTCATAATACGAACAACTTCACCAACACGAAGAGGAGTAGCAGCACTGTAGTAGTATGGGTCAGCAGCAGCATTTGCAGCAGCAGAATCACCGATAGTTACAGAGATGGTTGCGCCAGCAGCAGGAGCTACAACAGCAGCACGTACCTTTACAGCTTGGTGAAGACCACGCTTCTCATAGTGGTAGAATAAACGGTTGTCAGACTTAGCTTCTGTAACTGAGTTACCGAGAGCCATTTGTACGATTGCATAGTTTTCAGCACCGTACTTTCTAACCAAGTTCTTTTCAAAAGAACGGTCGAAAATGTTGAGGTCATTCAGAAGCGCTCTGTTCGCTGAAGAGCTAGAGATGGCGCCTTGTGAATAAGCAGGATAGCTATTAGGCATTGTTATTTGTTTTTAAAATTAATAATTATTGTCTTCTTAAATGCCCCATGAAGAGTTGCTCATACATAGCATTTTCTTCATCTGCCGCATTAGGCCTAAATGTTCCAGATGGATTTTGTTCTGTTTGAATGTTTTTGCTCTGCTTCAGTATCTCTAAGCGAGTTTGATTAACCGCTTGCGAAACCGCTGAAGTAATAATCTTATCTAAGTTGTCTGCAACGTAAAGCTCTTTTACCAATCTTTCAGCGTCATACTTACCGTCTTTGTAGTACCTGCCGACTTGATATGATTCAAGGTCTTCTGCGGCTTGGCGATACTTCGATAACTCCTGCGCAGGAATATCAAATTTTCCGTTAATCGCCACGCTTGATTTCTCATCCTTCCATGAAAAGGGTAGAGAACTAATACGTGATTCAACACCATTAAGACTGGAAAGGAAGTTTGACCTTTGTTCTTGAATCAATTCTTCCAACTCACTGTCGTCTTGTTGCTCAACCACTTCTTGTTGCCTAGACAACTCAGGTAGTTTTATCTCCTGAGCTAAACCATCAAAGAACTCTTTCGCACTGTCAACATCATTTTTAATGCGCTGGGACAGCTTTTTTTGTTCTCTTTTTAACTTCGACTCATCAAATGCATATTCGTCAATGCTGTACTTTTCATCGTACTCCGCTTGAACGTCATCATCGTCAAACTCTGGGTTGTTTACTTTTATATAAGCTTTAAGAACTTCTTCGTTACTTCCGCCTTTAATATCTTCTGCGAACTTCTTAGTTCCCAGAACATCAACCACCTCATCAATCTTTCCCTCTAAAAGCAGATTATATATCGCTTCAGACATTTCGTTTTCAAACTTAGGAACAGCAGGCTCATTTAAAGCCTCAACTATTTCCTCCCAAGATTCAAACTGGCCGTCTGTCTTAGCCTTTATGAAATCATCCTCCTCAATCACATCATTCATCCCACTTGCGTCTTCGCTACCAATTTCGGTAGAAGCTTCAAGATTTTCCATATTAGTTGCGTCTGCAACTGTTTCATGTGAAACTTCTTCTGATGCTTGTTCTGTGCTTTCTGGCCCTTGCTTGATATTGCTTTTGCCTGTCAGCAGCGCATCATAAGCGCTTTCGTTAGAAACGTCTGGTGGAGCTGATGATACAACTTCCTCATTTAAAGAACTTTCCTCTGTCGTTTGCTCTGGTTGTGGCGCTTCTTCTTGCTTTGTTTCTACTGGCTTAATTTCTTGTGCATACTCTTGCACGATGTCTTTTATTTCCATAAATGTTTGTTTTTAGGATTTACTTGTCCTGAAACTATTAGCAAATATATGTAATATTTTGATTTACAAAAAAATAGCTTTATGGCTTACAAAAAAAGGCGGTGTAAAAACACCGCCACCATAACCATGAAACTAAACAAAGAAGCCATTATTGAATTGGCGGCTCCTGTATCTGCTCTTCAGCAGGAACCTCTTGAGCGACCTCTCCATCCATAGCAGCTCCTTGCTCTGCTATAGCCTGTTGCTCCATCATCATCTGCTCTTCCATCTGCGCCTGTTCTTTTGCCGCCATCTGTTCCATTTGAGGCTGAATTGCATTTGACAATATTGTGTCAGCAAACGCCTTTATTTGTTCTGGAATATCTTTTCCGCTATTTAGCGAGTTAGCATATATCGTAGACGCAAACTTAATAAGTTCTATCTGCTTGTCGTACTCTCCCTTATTGCTATTGACGGCTATCTTACTCTCTGCTGCCATCTGCTCAAGCTGTGCATCCATCTCCGCCTTAGACTGAGCTGACTGCTGCTGTATCTGTGCGTTCATCTCTGCGTTCTTCTGTGCCGTCTCCTCCGCTTCCTTCTTCGCCTTCTTCATAGCTCTGGCAAGGTATAGTTCAGCAAGCTTTGTATCGTCAATATTCTTAACCTTAAATGCCTGCTCGTATGTAATAATACCAGCCTGTATAGCTGAATTAAGCATCTGATTAAGCTCTGCCCTGCTATTCTGGTCGTTAATCATACTGACGGTAACGTCAAAAGTCATGTCCAGAAGACTCATCTCGTAGCCTTCAAACTCCTTGAATTTGACTGCCTTAAGCACTACAGAATCCCATACCATCATAGAAACCTTCCTAGAAGTATCTTCGATAAGCTGCATTGCTGCACTATAGATATATTCTGTAGCATTGTTTGAGGCTTGAACCTGCTGTTGCATAACACCAAGTCCAGTCTTTACAGGAAGACTTGAGCCATCCCTGTATTCAGAAATACCCATCTCCTCACGAAGTCTATCAAGTTCAAAGTTATACTGACCTATCAGCGCATTAAGCTGGCCAATATTATTGTTTGAGTTCATTGGCTGAATAGGCGCAGCCTTTTGCTGCCCGTCATCTCCTGTGGAATCCCAATATACTCTACCAGTTTGGTCCCAAATACGCATTAGCTTCAGCGGCTCTACGCTATTACCAAGACCTAAGTCTACATCTCTAAGACCTGCTATATCAATCATGTAGCCATCTGGCCTCATGGTAGACAATAGCTGCTGCATCTTGAGTCTGATAAGAATCATCTGCCTGATAGGGCCCATAGCCTTCTCGATAATAGAAGGAATAAGTCCGCCTGTAGCATTAGGGCATATAACAGAATACGAGAAGAATACATCAACTCCATTCTGATAAGGCCTAATCTGGTTAGGAGCAATCTCCCACTTCAGCATTATGTCTGTATCATTAACCCAGATACCATTGTAAATATTGTATCTCTTTGTCTCAAGAACTTCTCCAGCTATAGCCTGTCCTTCTGGAGCTACTGGCTTTCCTTGCTTTGGAACTACAAGAAGATTGCCAAACTTGTTCTCTGTCTTAACAGAATACTCCACGTCAATAGTCTTTACCTCAAAGTCAAATACAAGAACAGAATAGTCGTCATACGGTCTAGTCTCTGTGTACTTGTATGAATCTTTCCAGTAAAGGTTTTCTGAACGCTTCAGCTCTCTTGACGCCTTCTGCGCCAGCTTGAACAAAGTCTCTTCGTCTACATTAAACTTTCTTCTGATAGCTGAAATCTTCATCGGATAAACCTCTCCGATATACGATATGTCTTTGCCATTGTCTGTTTCAAAGACATTGTAAAGCATATTTTCTGGCTTACACCTCTTTATTCTTATATTACCAGTTGCATCATAGTACAACTTAGTGCATGCAAAGTTGGTATCTATAATATCTCTAAGAACCGTTCTCTTTAAAATATTATAGTCGTTATCGCCAAGAACTTTTCTAATCCTTTGCTCAAACATTATCTCTTCTGGCAGTCTATACTCTAAGTCAAAGTATAATGCCAAGTCGTCTTCATCTTCTGGAATAAACTTCTGAGACTCAAGCTTCTCGCCCATCTCCTGTTCGATAAGAGCAATCTTATCTTTGTTGTCCATTCTGAATTTAGCTTCCTGCTTCTCCATATCCTTCTTAGATATGCTCACGTCATCAACCGCTCTTACAATAGGCACTTCAACTCTATTCATAAATCCGCCAAGAAGTATCTCTACAAACTTTGGCGCTATCTTAATAGGAGTCCAGTCAATGTTTATAAAAGAGTTGTTCCCTTCTATACGCATCAAGTCCATAAACTCCTGCATAGTGTTTGTGCCGTAGCTAAACTCTCTGTTAGCACGCCATTGCCTATACCTTTTACCGTAGTATCCGTCTGAATTTCTATCAGCGCTATTGAATATTCCTTGAGCTACCTTCAACCCGTACTCTTTCTTTCTCTTTTGAGAGGGCTTATCGAGGTGCATCTGAAGAAGTTCACCTAAACTTGAGAACTGCATTTTTCTATATTTACAACAAATATAGAATTTTATTGGCTAATTATTTGGCTTTAGCCATTTTAGCTTGGATATTAACTATGTATTTATCGTATATCGGGTCTACATATTCCCCCTTGGATTGCTTGTCTTCCATCCACTTTCTAAGCATGCTGTAGCGTATAAATGGGTCTGCTGGTATCTTCTTCCTGCCCATATCCCAGTATGGCTGCATAAACACAATATACTGCCTTCTCCTTCTATCAATCTCCTCCTCGCTATACTTCCTTTCTCCAAAAGTCCTGCCCCTAAGAACAAAGTTGCTGATGTTCTTTTTCCTCATCCTGTTGTTAAAGTAGTACTTCATGTCCTGCCTTATTGCGGCAAGTATACTTTCAACAATCTGCTTTCCTTTGTCTGATATGTAATAATACCCATCTCTATCGCTATTCATGGCATACCCGAGCCTCACCATTCTTTTTACAGTCCAACCCTTAATCTCTTGAACTCCAGTAGATTGTACGTAGTTGTTTATCCTATCTTGATTAGTGTGCTCAACATCATACATATAATTCAGCACATCATACTCAAATGGGCGTAGCTTATAAACCTTAAACGCCTTTTCGTATATTGTTGCCGACACGGTAAACATTCGCATCTGGTGGTCTCTGTCTCTGATAGCGGAGTGGATACGCCTTATGTACCTCTCCCTTGACCTTACCATTGCCTTTAGCGTAAAGAAGGCTGCTCTATATCTTGCCTTTACCTCATCTATGATTTTATTAACGTCAAAACTGAGCTCAAAGTTTACCCCTTTGTAGCTCATTGACTTCTTTATTGACTTCATCGCTTCTCCAGTTTAGCGAGCTGCTCAATGAGCGGTATGCCTTTCTTCTCAGCTTCATTAGCCTCCTGCTCTGTCATCTTCAAGAAGTTATTCCTGAGCCAGTTAGCAGACTCTACCATATCCTTCAGCGAAGTTGTCAGCTTCTGGAATCTGTCAAATGTTTTATCATCGCTGGTAAGGTCTAGCGTAAAGCCATTAAGTGATTTAGACAACTCATTAAGCTTTCTATTTAGAGAAAAATACAAAGCGAACATGCCGTCACTTTTGTATATGGCAAGTTCTTCTTCAAGCTGTTTTATAATTTGCTTCTCTGTCATTAGTTTCTGCTCATTGTTAGTTTCAATACAATATCTTTCTCGTGCTCCATTACGTTTATATAGCCTTCTCTTATACCGTCAAATATATAGTCTATCCAGTCATTACTTCCATCGTCAGCAGTTATTATGCAGTAGTACTCTGCATTTTCTGGAACTACCGAAATAACATCATCAACTATATAATCTCTACTCGCAAGTACTTCTATAATCTGTTCAAGCTCGTCAAAGAACATGCATATTCCGGGCCTATTCTCATCATCATTTATCAGCCTGCTTATGTGGTGTACGTCATACGTTACATACGCAGCTGTTGTCATATTTATCAACGCTATTTTATATGAGTCATGCATCGACTCAAATGTAAAACTAATCGTTGAATACTCCAAGTATGTCATCTTGCAATATGCGTATTGCTCTCTGCTCTATACCTTTATGATGATACACAATCTCATAGTCGCTCATCTTATAGCAAAGAACATTTTGATTACGCTTAACGTCAGTATAGTCATCAGGAACTGATACTACCTTAAACTTCATTGGCTCTGTCTTCTCTGTGTAGTCAAACTGAGAGAGCTTCTTAGCCTGTATCCTTTCTGCAATTATAGTTCCGCTGATAGGAGTAAGATTTCCTTCGTCATCAATCTTTGCGTATACCAGATTATTGTACGGTATAGAGAATATGACATAGCCATCTTTCTTTTCTATATGGCTTGCATCATTCTTTACCATGTTGTGATGAACGATTACGTTGTCTCCAACTTTAATGTCATCAATACCTTCTCCAACAGCTATTACGCTGCATATATTTGGAGATGCCTCCCTGTCATTTTCGTTATACTTTCTTCCAATAAAAAGCTCAATGCTTGAGCCATCGGGCATCTGTACTTTGTGTGTCTCCTTCTGCTCCATATGAGCTTTCAGAATTAATGATTTTCTCTTTGCTTTCATGGTAGTCTAATTCTATTAGTAGGTCAATGTAATGCTTTGCTTTGAGTAGGTCTTGTATGCCGTTCTTATCTCTGTGGCGTATGACATATTTAACAATGTTACCTTCTATAAAAGGTATATTGTTTTTATGGATAAACTCGGTAGGCTGAATCTTGTACTTCTTATAGTGTCCTCCACCTACCTGTATGTCTTTTGCACTCATATAATCCACTTAAATAAAAATAGCCAAGACAAATATAGAGATATAAGTCCGACTATCAATGCAGCATTGACAAGTATTTTCGCAACAACCTTCCTTATCCCACTAATTCTTTGTATGTAAAAGAATATAAATATAGTGGCAAGAGTTGTTATGAGTGCAAATGCATATATCATTTTTTCTTCATTTTAACAGGTGCAACCTTTTTAACCTCAAATTGTTTTCCTACAATAAGCTGTCCTTTAGGTGTCCTGTCTTTTGGCCTTGGTACAATCGTATTGTATTCAATAGCTTTTTTCATTTTAATCTTTGGCATATTTCTATTTTTAAATACTTGTATATATCTTTACAAAAACCACGAACCATGAACACTATTTTTAACTACTGCGTAGACCTTCTTTACTATATTTCTTACATCACTGGCTTGTCTTACGAAGAGGTAAATGTCGTTATATTTTGTTTTATATGGCCATTGTTTACAATATTTTTAATATATAAGGCTTTTATAAAATCGGCTTGCCAGTCTTCTTGTCAAAATAAATCCTGCCATAAATCTCTGGAGGCTTAGACCCCTGCCTTAGTATACTCCTTCCAAACTTGGCTATATTTGTTTTTGACTTTTCTATAAATCCCTGTCCTTCTAACTCTTTGCTGGTTCCTGAAGTAGGGTCTATATCCCATACATCATAGTATGATATATATGGCCCCTTTTCATCTTCTTCAATACCTATGTTAGCGACCCCTAGTCCAGTTACAGTTCCTTTTACTCCTCCTTTCTTTCCAACAAGCACCTCCCCAGTTTTTTCATCCCTTGCTAGAAACGAACTTCCAGATTTCTTTAATGTGCTTATCAAGTTGTCTAAATCTTTTTTGCTTTTTATACTTGGAGTAGAGCCAATCTCTTTTGACAGAGCATCAAGCAATCCCTTGCCAACTATTTTAGAATCAACATATTCAGATGTTTTATCCGTTTCGTCTGTTGGCCTATAAGCCGATTTTGATAAAGTACCATACTTTGGCTTCAGTCCACCATACTTAGAAAGCAGGTCAAACCTTAGCTTATCTTCATCTCCACCTTTTAGACCATATCCCTTCTCGAAGTATTGCTCCATGTCAGCCCTATCCTGCTCTTTTTCTCCCATTACTATAGTCTTAAATCCTCTTTCTATAGTACTTCCTTTACCGCCGGGCCTATCATCTCCATATCCCCAAGGAGTTATATTTTTAGCAAGCCTTTTTCTCGCAATGCCTGCAATAATCTTTAATGCCTCTTTTCCAGATTCTCCAAGTGTGTTAAACCCAACTGGCTCTTGAGGAAGCTTTGGCTTGTCTGGAACTAATATCTCCTTGCCGTTAACTACTATCTTTTTTTTGTCTTCCATGCTATATTGATGCTATGTAAAGTATTATAAAAAATATTGGCAATAGAAGCACTATCGCTAGTGGTATTAGTCCGTATAAAAGTACACGCAGTATTGCTTTAGCTATTTTCATTTTTTCTTTTTGTAGTTCTCAAGCATCTTATACCCCTGCATCCTTCTGTATGCATTACCAAAAGCCTTGAGCTTCATCATCTTCTCCTCTTTTTCTTTCTTCTCATCGCTTTCTTCCATCATATCCTCTTCCTCTTCAATGAGGTCTTCCATCATCTCATGATGCTTATACATCTTCTCGATGTCTTTTTCGGATATTTTTTTTTTGCCAAACATATTATTTCTTTTTAGCTTTTAACTCCATCAGCTTCTTTGCTGCACTTGGAACTTTAGTCATGTCAGTACCGTACAGTCCACGACCTTTAACAGGATTTAGCTTCCTATCCTCTTGAACAAGTTTCTTATAATCCTTGTTAGCTTGAGCATTTTCCTTTGCAGTCATTGGCTTCTTCATCTGGGTAAGAGACTTTGCCATTCCAGCCTCCGCTTGAGTAAGCGGTCTTTTTTTAATAGGTTGTTGTTTCATTTTTTTATTTATTGTATTCCGTATTTAGATAATCCACCAGATTTTTTAAGAGCCTGATATTTTGCTGTTGGAACTAAGTCGCCATCTTTCATAGCAAAAATACCTTCTGCGATAAGTTCTTGATTAGACATCTTAGACTTTCCTTTTGGCCCTGCCATTGCAGCTACATTCTTTGGAATGAACTTAGCGAGCATAGTCTTTTCAGTAACCTTGCCATCCATAGACTCTGTCTCCTGTCCAACCGCAACTACTTTGCCTACTTTCTTGTCTTCAATCATTTTGTCAGCAGCTTTCTTTACTCCAGACATTGGAAGTGGGCCACCTTTAAGTTTAATTTTTGCCATTGTTTTTTGTTTTTATCTGTACTTTTTAGTTTTTTCTGCTATCTTTTTAGGCTGCTCTACAAACTGCTTTCCCTCTTTATTCCCTTCAGCCTTTGCCTTGTTAGTCGCCGCCTTCTCTTTTTCAGATAGTGCGCTCCATGCTTTCTTAGGAAGGTATCTTCTCTTGCCTTCAGAAGGCTTGCCAGAAGATGTTGTCCATTCCTGCTTTGTCCACTGAGAGAGTTTGTTAGACTCCTTCTTTTCTCCACTATATCCTCCACCCTTCTTCTTATATATTGACACTGCAAGTTGCATTGCTCTGGCTGAGTGTTTACCGCCCATCCTTCTCTTCGCTTCTTGCTTTGCTGAATCCCACAGCGCAGGCTTAGTTTTTACGGCTACACTCATTTCCTATCTTTTCTATCGTGCTTGTTATACGACTTCTTAGCCTTTCCTTTCTTTCTTTTACCAAAGGAGATTTTTACACTGTCGCCTGATGATTTAGATTTTGCCATTACTTTCCTATTTTAACTTTTCTACCACCTTTATAATTTTGCGTAAACCTTACAGCGTCTGCATCATTCTTGAATTTAATAAATTCCCCTGTCTTTTTTGCATAGTCATAAGCATCATCACTATTTAAATATTTTAGCTCTTTATTTATGTTTACAACTCTTGGATAAGCAATCCCATCGGATACTTCCATTTTGTGCGTCATGCTATATCCGGGCTCATCTGGGTCTGGTATGCTTTTAGTTTTTTTCTCAAAAAACCTTTCAACAAAGTCTTTGCCCCTATTAGCAGCAAGTATACTATCAACTTCTTTTCTATCCTTTCTTTTTAGCCTTACCTTAGCCATCGAGTTTAATAATTTTAAATTCTATTCTTGGGTTCTGTTTGTCAACAAATTTTCTGGCTGATATATTCATGCAATACCTATCATTCTCTATTGCCTCTACCCTTTGCAGGCAGTCAAGGAAAGCCTTAAACATGCCATCAAGGTCACTCATATTGCTTCTGAAATATACATCAACCTCTACGCCAAAGTTACCAATTATTTTCTCTTTTTTACCAAATTGCAAGGCAAACGATTTTTCGTAGTCTTTCAGCTCTTTTGTCTTCGCCAGTGAGCCATGACCCTTAATGGTTATTATCCTATAGCCATTACTTTTAGAAGGCACTTGCCCATATATCACTATCTTGTCATTCATATTACAAAGGCTGTTCAGTTACAGAACTATCGTCATCTTGCATACTCTCAGTTATCATCTTACACTTCTCAAACTCATGGTAGCTTGCGCTTTTAAAGTTAACCATATAATCTGATTTAGCCTTGATTAATTTATCAAGCGTTCCTTTGAGAGCATACTCGCTGATACCTATAGTAGCCTCTGCTCGGTGGGTATCACAGTAAGAGAATACCGCATCATCGTGTACCCTTACTGAATTTACTGCTGGGTTAGAACAAATACAGCATATCATATGTTATTTTTTACTTCGTTCCAAAATTCGTAGTCGTACTCTATTGACGTACTTGAAATCTTCTTTGTAGGATGCGCTGATAATATCAAGTCTACTGCCATTCGTGCATACCTCTTTGACTCATAATGTGTTATATTTTCTGAGTTAGAGAACATGCGCACTATCTTTTCAGCCATCTGTTTTGGCGTAATCTCTCTTTCCATCGTATTTAAGTATTTCTTTTTTTACTTCCTTATAATACTCTTCAGCATCTGATGTTTGTGACGCTGACAACGCCTCCTCATATCCTTCTACTACATACCATATCTCATCAAGTGCTATGATAGCACATTCTTTAGCTCTTTGTAGGCAGTCTTCCTGACCTAGTTTCCACTGAACATGAGGATAGAATCTCTCAATCAGCATCTGTGCATGCCATTTTGCCTTCATAATTTCTCTATTTCATTTTTTACTTCTTGCCAGTAATGGTGTGTTAGCGGAAGCTCTTTAATAGCATCTAGCCTAAGTATCTCATTAACGGCAATCAGCGCACATTCCTTAGCCTCTGTCCATCCGTCATATTCGCCTTCTGATATGACATGTCTATTAAGTGGTAAGTGCTTATAAAATGCGTCTACCATCTTATTAGCCTTCTTCCTGACATCGGGAACATGGTCTGTTTGTTTGCTCATATACTCCTTTTATTTAATACTTTTATCCTATTGCCATTAAAGAACACATTAGGGTCAAACCAGAACTCTATCCTTGAGCCTAGCTTCTTCCTTATAATGTCATTATCCAATAGGTTATTTACTCCTTCATATACGCTTGCCACAGACATTCCACACGCCACAGAGCAATCTGGAGGATTCAGCACAATAAGCTGAGACAATGGTCTTACAGATGACATTGAATAAAACAATAGCTTCATTGCCGCTGGAGACAATTTAACAACCCTACTAAGACTACTCTGAAACAGCTTAGTATATACCAAAGAGTCATGCAAAACTTTACTATCTTTGCCTAATCTACGCATGGAATAATACTGACCTGTCTCTGGGTCAATGGTCAGCTGCTCATCTTCCTTCGTAGTATATATCCTCTCATCTATTCCCTCTATCTTGTAGGGATTATTTATGTAAGCCTCTCTCTTCATAGCATCAAATATAAGTACTTTTTATGCTATCACCCAAATATTTTCCAGTATTCTGAACTACCTATACTGATAATCAATTAGTTATAGCGTTTCCTTCTTATAATTATTAAGCGTGTAAACATAATACTCGCATTAGGGCTGATGACTTGTTTATCTGTGCGGTATTTAACGGCGACTATCGCCGTAAAAATGCGGTGAATTAAACAATAAGTTTAAAAACATGCCAATATCTGTACTATGAGTACGACAATCAGCATAATTCTAAACAATTCGCAAATTGATAAACCTATAGATTTACTAACGTCATGAATAAGTAAGCTGATAACTTGACTTATAAAGGATAGATATGAGTCAAAATGTAGGATATATGACACATTAAACGCTGATATACGCATTAATGTAGTAAATATCCAACTGTCAAGTAATCCTTGACAACTCAGAAATGTCCAGTAATTGATGCATAAAACTTGACAAACAATGTCACAAATTTTACAATATCTGTGACTTAGAGATGTGGTATCGTAGATGACTATGAGATATGCTACCATAGGTGACTCCCCCCACCACCCACAGCAGCACGGGGTAGGGTAGAACTCAAAATCCTCAACCCGTGTACCCATGCCTTCATCATGTAAGATAGTTGCATATGCAATTATTGTTGTACTAACTATGTTGGGAGAAAGGAACTTGTCTTTTCTTTGTTGTATGTTGTATCGGTTCCCTCCCCTCCCTTATTCCAATCCAAACTAATTCCCCAAAGATGAACCCGCAACAAATAAAGGAAACTAAATATAATTTTTTACCCTTGTCTTATTCATGTTCCTTTACTTATCCTTTGTCATGGGATAATGTATTTTTATTCTGGTATCTGTTAAGGTAATTTCCTTGCCTTGTTTACTTTCTTTGTTATTGTGCTGATATTCAATGCTTTCTATCCTTTAACAAATGATTAACGCCGTTTATTTGGAACATCTATAAACATGTTCATATCTTTGTGTCTCACAATTAAAATTTTATTTTATGTTCAATTCAGTTACTGCATCTGTTAAGTCTTATGAGTTAGTTTTTTTCTATCCTTGTGAATACGGCATTGAAACCCTTGACGGCTTATACTCATGGGAGAGCAAAGACCCAGCAAACAGGCGATTGATAGAAGTGGAAAGCCTTGATGCGGCATACTCCATAATTGACAATAAAAAACTACTAAAGACGTTTGCGGCTTAACCAATTTTTAACCAATAAATTTAAACACATGAACACACAAACATTAACAATTCACGGACTATCTGAAAACATTGCATATTGCGAAGCTCAAGGACTTGCTAATGTCTTTTCGGCTTATGCTGAACATTGTGCAGGGGAAACAATCATGGACGGCGGGGCAGGTTTCAATCCCAATTCGGGATATATTTACATAGCCCTTGAAAATGGCATTCAAATTTGTTCCATGCTTGGTAGAGAGGTTGAATACCTTGTAACAGACTTTGAAGACGGGGAAGAAACTTTCTTCAGTACATACAATGAGGCGGAGGAATTTTTGTGCAAAGAAGCATAAACAATAAACGGGCTGAAATATGCCCGTATTTTTTAACCTTAAATTTTAAACACATGAAACAGATTTTTGCAAAATTCAACAGCAAATGCGCTGAAACTGGTAAAACATTAAAAAAGGGAGATTTGATATTTTACGACTATTCAAGCCGTAAGGCATACCACATAGACAGCCAAGCAGCTAAAGGAGACAATGAAACAGAAAGTACAAAAAACTACATTAATGCCCAAGAGGAGGCGTACTGGGATAATTTAACGGGCGGATATTATTCAAGATAAAAACGAGGTTAGCTGATGAGGATTGAATATCCGAAACGGGCATTTTGCCCGTATTAACCAAACATTTAAAAAATGCAAACGATTAAAACTTTTGCCGTTCCTCTCATTGTCCTTGTTATTGTTTCAGCATGTTTCATCATGCAAGTTTACACAATGGCAATAAACTGGTAAAGAATTAAGGCGGTGAAATTCCGCCTATTTTTCAATCCTTTAACGTAATACACATGAGAAACATAGAAACAAAATACATATTTTTTAAGACGGAAAATGAAGCTATTAACCACATGATAGACAAAAGCTACCAATACATTGACCCGATAAAATTTGAACATGAAATAATTAACAAAAAATGCTATTATTCAAAAACACATAACATAATTTTTATAGTTGATGAACTTGGCATATTAACAACTGATTAACAAGTCATTGTGAGCTATTTAACATTTCAGCACATAATTTTACATTACAATTTTAAACACACAAAAAACCAAACACATGGAACAGATTAAAACTATTGACATTAACGCAAAAGAGTGGTTTGACAAGGTGAACGGGAATAGCTATTTTTCAGCCGAAATAGTTACAAATTATGGCATGGATGATGCTAAAATGTATGTGCTACCTTTTCAATATGGCTACGATGACCACTACAAACACATGGCAGCAAAAGAATTATTTGAACAAGGCATAATATCAACAGAGAAATTTTGGGAACTAAGAGAGCAGGGAATAATAGTGAGAGCCAACATACAGCATAATTGCAAAAAAAGGGAACTGATACATTAACAGCTGATTAACAATGTATTGTGAGTTCTTTAACATCTTACAAATTACCTTTACTTCATAATCAAAAACACAAACACATGAGCAAAGAAACACTAAAGGAAGCAATTGAAACCTACGGAAAAGAAATCGTATCGGAAGTAATACAGATAGTTGAACTTGCCGACACAGACGGGGCATGGGCAACATTCCAAGACATGGGCATGGAGGAACATGCCGAAATAGTTGAAATGCTATATTTTAACTAACCCGAACGGGAACGGGAAACCCATAAACCCGTATTTTTTTTAACCAAACAAATAAAATACACATGAATCAAATTATACCTGAATTTGAAATAAAGCTAAAGATTAAAGGAAAGAAATCGGAACTGAAACAAATTAGAGGTTCAGAAGATGCAGCCGAGATATGCCGCATGTGTTTTGATGAAGGAAAAATAAATTGGATTGAAGAATTTATCGTAATAGGACTGAATAGAGCAAATAAGGTACAAGGTTTCTATAAAGTAAGTTCGGGAGGAGTTACGGGAACAGTTGCCGACCCAAGAATCGTTTTTCAATTTGCACTATTAAGCAATGCAACAAGCATAATAATAGCACACAACCATCCAAGTGGTAACCTAAAGCCCTCTGACGCTGATATAACCCTAACCAAGAAAATGAAACAATCGGGAGAAGCATTGGATATCAAACTACTTGACCATATCATAGTAACAGACGAAGGTTACACATCATTGTCAGACGAAGGAGTTATCTAAACAACATAAAACACAATAAAACTAAACACATGAAACATTTACACACAAAATTTAATGAAGTTATCGTATCGTACAAGTTAGACCCATTTACAGAACTTGAATATAGTTCAATCACTGAAATGTTCCACAACATGACAGAGAATGATGTTATCAACCTTGCCCATGACTACGCAAAGGAGTTGATAGTTTTTGACTACGAAACAATGTATGTTTAACAACCCATTAACAACAAGTAATTAATCTGACAACTATTTTTACATTCTAAACAAAAAACATATGGAAAGTATAATTTTTCAGAACAAATGGTGCAAAATAGTGCAAATAGACACATACTATGTGCTGAAATCAAAATCAGACAAGTATAATGACCAGTATTTTTTAACCTTATCAGATGCCTATAAAAATATAGGAATAAGATACTAAAACACACATACCATGAGAACAATAGAAACACAACTATTCAAATTCAGCGAATTGTCAGATGATGCTAAGAAATTAGCAATAGAGCAATACAGAGAAAGGGAATACTTTGATGACTGGGGAATTAGATGGGTAATAGATGATTGCTACCTATTTGAACCTAAATATGAGGAATTGCATAAGCTATTTGGCAAGGAATATGATGACAGACAAAAACCGATTATAGGAAATACAAGGAAAGTTTATTTTGATACAGACAGAAATTCACATCTTGATGCTGATGAAGGTATTATCATAAACGATGAAAGGATGTTTCTAATATGGTTAGGAATACCAGAAAGTATGCACGAATTTGTTTATTTCACAATAAGAGACAAAGGTGGAAGATATACCGATACTATCATAGAATTTGAACCCAATGACTGGGAGCATGAATTTTCAGATGAAGAAAATAAAATACTTGAGGATGCTGCCGATAAATTTTCAGACCACATGGATAACGTGCTGAACAATATAAAGAAAAGTCTTGAAGACTATTATTCAGACGAAAATTTAATGGAACAACTTGACGTAAATGAATATGAATACCACGAAGATGGTACAAGATATTGATAACCAATAAAATATAAAACACATGACACAATCATTTTACAATCGCTACAATGACCTAAGAGATGAGGTTAAGAATGAAATTATTGACTACATCAACAAACATGAATGCGGAGATATTCATAATTCAGAAGAAGAATTCTATGACCTACCAAGAACATTTTATGTAGATAAATATGGGCATTACAATGAATATGCCATACTTGGGGCAAGAATAGAATGTGATAGGCTGATATTTGACGGATTCGGGTTGGGAAATAATTATGGACACGACATGGCATTTTATGAATATGAACTAAACCTACCGACAATGATTGAAATACTTGATGAGCTATACAAGATACCAATTAACCCTAAATTAATTAACACACAAGTACAAAATTAAAAACATATTAAAATGATTAAAGAAACGCAATTAGACAACCTTAGGGCAATGATATACAACTTGCTTATATCTAACCCAGAAATGGGATTAGGGGATATGCCGCAATGCAGTGATGCAGCCAATATATTAGTAGATGAATGGATTGAACTAAACAATATAAAAATACAACTATGAAACAATTTACAGACACAGACATTATCAATGAGCTGAAAAGCAGAGGATATAATACCAGCCTATTGTTCAACCTATATGATGTTGAATTTGCCGTTAAGCAATACGAAGAAGATGCAGGTAGCCCAATAGACATGGATGATACAGACATGGCTAACATACTGGATGAAATTAACTACGAATGGTACACTGAACAGATTAACCAAGACATATACCAAGCAGTATCTGACTACGTTAAATACTATTAACAACCCTTTAACAACATTCAATAACACACATTAATAACTTTACAAAAAACACACACATGAAAACTTACACATTCAACATTGACAGAAAATGTACTATCTGGTATAGGGAATATCATGAAGTACAAGCAAGTAGCAAAGAAGAAGCTGAAAAGATTATGATTGAGAATTTCACTGACGGAACAACAGATGAAACTTTTTCGTATCAAGAAGCCCTATATGACACCCTTGAAGATATGTTCCCAGAAGATAATGGCGGACACTCTACGTTTGAGCTGGTGGATGAAGATGGCGATAGTATTGCAGACAACACAATGATAGTATCAAATAATTCTATAACAATAAAAAACACACAACAATGAAACTTTGGATTGAAAAACGAAATGAATTTAACAAGTATTCTAAGAAGTTCCAAGCAGAATACTTCATCATGATGCAAGAGGAAACTAATTTACCCACCTTGTTATTCATATCCGATAGCCTTGACGATGCTGAATATATGTTCGGCAAGATAGCAGAAGAAATTAAACCAGCAGAAAAAGAAATCATTAAAGAAATAACACTATGAACGCACACGCACTATTAAACTACTTGCTCATGCTTAAGAAGAATGGGCAAGACCTTAGCCGAATATCCGTAAATTTCAGAATTGACTATGATTCTGACGTAATACCAGTGAACTTCGCCGAAGAAGATTTGTATGACGCTGAAACCAATAGCATACTTGAATCAATTTGCTTACTTAATAACATAAATCAATAAAATAATGAGAAAATTTAACTTAGACGCAGCCCTTAAGGGAGTTCCAGTCGCTACTAAGGATGGACATGAGGTACATATTATAGACGCTAAAGAAACTTCTAATGGCACAACTATCGTTGGCTGGATTGGAGACATAATAGCCACATGGGAGAGAGATGGAAGGCACAGAAAAGGTAGCGATAGCGACCTTGACCTATTCCTTGCAGGAAAAGATGACTATTACATTAACATCTATAAAGATGATGAAGGGGTATGGGCAGCTGAACACATGTACGAAACACGTGAAATGGCAGTAACTATGGGAGAAGATACGCCATACTTTTATGACACTATAAAAATTGAGCTATGAAAACAGGCAGCCAGATAATAGCAGACGGAGATAGGGTAAACATTACCGCCCACTACCAGTACACTCTGGGCATGAATGAAATACTACCACACGTTCAAGAGGTCAGCATAAGGCTAACAGATTTATATGTAGAATTTGAAAATGGCACACATATAAAGCTATTGACTAAGCTAACCAAGAGCCAAGAAGATTTGATTATCAAGTCAATACAAATTGACTGAAAAAATATCTATAATTTATTTTTTTAATTATTCACAAGTGTATAACTTGCACACAAACCAAACACAATGACAGCACAAAACACGCTGAAAGCCTTGTACGCCTTTACTTCAGACCAGTATGAGAATTTGAAGAAGGACTACAACAAGCTACCGAAACAAGAGAAGTCCAGACTGCCCTTCACACTATTTATCATCGGAGTATTTGCAAACCTTATTGAAGACGCAAACAAAAAACAACATGATAAACCTACTGAAGAAAAGAAAGTGGATTAAAACCTACGATTTCACATCAGAAGATGGGGCATACAGACACGAGATACTAAGATGCGAATCATCTGGGATGCTGAAACACATTAAGACACACAGAAACATTAAACACACTAAAATTATCAAACCATGCAAAACAAAATAAGTTCATTCGCCAAGATGGATGAAGCAGAAAGGATGCTATACGTCGCAAGATTACACCACGCAATATGGCATGACGAGTCAGTATATAGGGCAGTTGATATGCTGATAAGTAGAAGTGAGGAGAGAGTTCCAGAAGCCATATACTTTCCTAATGGAGAGCAGATTGATAACCTTACAAACGAAGCAATATGACAGCAATGCAGGAGCTTATACAAGGATTAGACCCGATACATTCAGCAGTGAACGACAAGGCTAATGAGCTTGTTACTAAAGAAAGGCAGCAGCTATTTGACGCCATGATGTATGCCTTAGATGAAGATGGGCACAATGGTGAATGGAAGCTAAAGTTTATCAATAACTACTTAGACAATTTATATAACAAATAAAACTAAACACATGGAACAGGTACAAGACATCGTTATCAGATATGTTCAAGATTATTTAGCTGACAGGTTGAAAGACGTATTAACTTACCCAGAGATAGGACAGATTAACGAAGATGTAGAGATGAAGATACTGGCAGCTTTCTACGAAAGAGGTATTACTTCGCCCATAAAATAACAGATATGAAAATAACAATTGAATCAAACGGAACAATAGTAACAATAGATGAAGATGTAACAACTATATATGAATTATTAGACGTGTACAGAAGATGTGCAATAGCTTTAACATATCATGAAGATAGTTGGGAAGAAGCGATACTTGATGAGGCTGATGAGATTAATAATGTTCGCAGTTCCCAAACAACAAACAAATAACTATGGCACAACAAACAGCAGTAGACTATCTTTTTGAAAAATTATTCTATACTCCAAAAGACAAATTTGAATGCTATGCTATATTGGA